GATTTCGTTACCTGAACTGTTGACAATGTAGATATATCGAATGCTGTTGATAAATTGTATTCGTAAATAGATGCATTACTACTTCCAACCATAAATATTTTGGTACCGTCGTCATTAAACGCTATTCCTCTTGGAAAAGAATCTTCTGAAGCAACAGATTTAGTTGCCTGAACTACTGATAATGTCGATAAGTCATATGCTGTAGTCAGATTATATTCAAATATAGAATCATTTTGACTACCACACATATAAACCTTGGTCCCATCATTATTAAAAATAACATCCCTGGGGTTAGCATCTTCTGTTGCTACCGATTTAGTTACCTGAACCGCAGATAAATTGTTTAAATCGTATCCAATAATAGGAGGTGCTTCTGATATGGATACATTGATCAGGCCTTTAGAACCCAATTCGTCAATCAATTCATTAATTACAGAAACCGTCGTACCTATTGTTGCACTGGAGGCTAAATCTGTAAGCGTGACTTTTACAGATGGTGTACCACCAAAAAAAGCTACTTTTTCACCATTTTGACCGAGACAAATACCATCGGGATTTCCATCTCCTATGAAATTAATAGCCATTTATTTCCACACAGAAAAAGTGTGCCTTTGTAAAAATCAGTTAAATATTAAAGCGGAAACTAAAAACGTAGTGATAGGTAAAGAATTATTCATTTGATGTTCTACGTTTTTAGCTTTTGCCATTAAAACTCGATACTCTTCAAATTCACTTTCATATTTATCATAATCTTCATATTTATAATAATCCATTAAACTCATCATACCGCTATAGGTTTCTAAGTCATGTCCACGAGTGTAATAACTTTTTCGTTCATCTATCAAGTTCAAAATATCACCGATTGATTTTTTAGCATCGGATAGCAATTTTACATAATGAAAATGTTTCGCTGTAATAAAACAACTGTAAATTACACTAACGATAGTGATTACCACCATCGCTTCTCTTAGATTATTTTCCAATATGCAAGCTCCAACTCAATTAACAAATCATCGGTCCAAGAAGAGTCAAAATCTTTAAATTGTTGAGCTGTTATATTCCCAGCTTTATTCGTCATTACGAGTTCTTGAATCACTATAGGTGCATTTTTGGACTCGTTAAGGAATGATTTTTTATAAAAACCAGGAAATGGAGGAGGAGGGTCTAGCTCATGTGTCATACAAGTACCACTTGTTTATAAATATCTTTAATATCCATTGAAAAATTACCTATTAAATCAAGCGGGTTCGTATCACCATGACTATAAAAACCCCTGTTGAACATTCTAAAAATTAGTGATACGATATTTTCAATTATAAAAACTCGGAAAATAAGGATATGAAAATGTTAACATTTAATACTCTTGAATATGTTGAAACACTTACAGCTTCTGGTGTTTCACTAGAACAAGCTAAAGCTCAAGCTCAAGCGTTGTCAAAAGTTTCATGGTCTCCAGATGTCGCCACTAAAACTGACATATCGGACCTAAAAACTGAGCTTAAAACTGACATATCGGACCTAAAAACTGAGCTTAAAACTGACATATCGGATCTGAAAGTTGATATGTCAAATCTGAAAACTGAGCTTAAAGGTGACATATCGGATCTGAAAGTTGATATGTTAGAACTAAAAACTGAACTTAAAAGTGACATATCAGATCTGAAATTCGATCTCATCAAATGGATGATCGGCATGGGTTTTTCTATCGTCGGTGTAATATTTGTTCTTCTTCGTTTTATGCTTCCATCATAACGCAATTTTCATAATTTGAAAATCTGTACCATCATAAATAATTTGGTACATTTTATCGGCTTCAATATTTCCGGCACTCAAAGCAGCTCCTGAATTTTTAACATCCTTACCTCCGACACTATTTATATCAATAGTTACGGGTCCAGTGTTAGGGGATGCACTAGCAATGAACACGGCTCTCATCCCTGAAACATAAGCTGTTATAGCTGGTGTCATGGTTAATGTTAAATCATCAGCCGTCCCGGTAGCTGTTCCTGTCCAAACCATTGATTCTGATTGGACTTGTCCAAGATTTACAGAGTCTGCTGCATTTGAGCCAATAACTAAATTGATGAGTTTATTAGTACCCATCAATATATCACCAGTAACAACAGTCTGACCATCCCTAGATATGCTTTGTGTTAACATATCTATAATATCATTGATTAAAAGATTCATCTTTGATTCTGAAATTATAGTAGATGCGACAAAATCAGGTACTGCCTTAACCGCCGTTCCAGATCCGTTTCTTGACATTTTTAATATCCTTGTAAATTTTCAAAGTCACCACTTGTTGCCTGTACAAGTAAAGCTTTCTTAATCGCTTCCTTTTGTGGTCCAACAGGCATAATATTCATTTGATTTGTTAAATACGCTCTACCGGCTTTTGAATTCATCATTTTTTGAATCACGGGAGGTAAAGCAAAACCACTTAAAAGCACAGGGTTTGCCAATCCAATCCCTGTTCCTGCTCCAAAAGTAAGCAAATTATTCATTAGGGTTCGTTGTGCTGTGCCAGAATCAGGAATATTTTCTTTTAATGCACCAATAATCCTAGATATTTCATTCAATTCGCCCCTACCTCTTGAATATCCAGACCTATCAAAACTTTTGACAGCATTTTTCAATCCACTAGCAGTTAATACTCCACTAGCTCCACTTTCAGAAGTCCCTTGCTGCATTGCTTTATCAATAATTAAAAGATTCCGATAGCGATTACGAACATCTTTCCAACTAGCTGCTATTTCAGGTCTATTTGCTGTTGATCGTGTCATTATATCATCAAAAGAATTTTTTAATTCTAATAATGCATTTTTTGTATCTGAATCAGTTTCACCACGAATAGCTTCACGCAGATCTGTTGCGATTCTTTTATATGTCGCTCCATCAATCTGGACTTTTTTGGTTGCGGAAGCTGCATTACCTGTAAGCATTTGTTGTAATGACCTAGCAGGTTGACCACGTTCAACATGTTTTGCCATTTCCATTAGATCGTCAAAACGTGATTGGAATTTTGGTTTTTTATCAGAGCCAAGCCTTCGTCCATATACATTCGCCACATTTTCAATTTCATCAAAGAACGTAGGATCAACGTTTAAAGTAGTACGGTCAGCTAATCTATTGAACTCTTCACCTAAATCGTCAAATCCTTTATCTAAAACAGTAGGGCTAGCGTATTCAGAGTCTATTCCAGCTTTTTTTAGTACCATTTTATTCAATACTTTTGCTTGTTCATCATAAATTGCTAGTTGGGGTTTTGACGAAAAAGGCAATTGAGCAAGTTGACTTTCTACTTTTTTCAACATTTTGCTACCAGTTTCTTGTCCTGGTGTAACAGGGACACCTTGAGATTTTGCCGATGCGATTAATCTTGCTTGTTCTGGCGTTAATTGCCTTTGTATTGGCGCTACTACGGATTTTAAACCTCTTGCTCCCAAAGGTGCAGCAACAGAAGCAGCCATTCCAAGCAAAGGATTATCTGTGGATTCAGTAACACCTCCACCGACCGCACCAAGGAGAGATTGCGACAATGGTTGTTCAGCCATTTTTCTACCAATACCTTGAACCATACCACCAGCTTTTCCTAACTTTGCCATGAGAGAGCCAGGAATCATAAAACTTGCAGCATCACCAACCCCTGTTCCTACACCATGGGCAAGTTTTTGAGCCATTGTCGAAGCTTCTGGTGGTTGAGGCAATAAACCAGTTAAAGCTTCATTGGCAAAAGGCTCTACAGGCAAGCCAGCAGCTTTACCCGCTGAGAAAGGAAGATCAATAAGACTACCAAGAGAGCCTAAAATAGCTTGATTAAAACCACTTGCTAATTGTCCACCTATTTGCAACCCATCTTGTCCAAAAGATTGCTGTTGTGGTATTTCAGGCTCTTGAACTGGCTGTTGCATAGGAGTCAAAAAATTAGGCATTTGTTGCTGAATCGGCGCGCTAGATTCTTTCGGTTCAAAAAGTTTAAATTCATCATATTCATTTGTTGGTATTCTGGATTCTTTCGGTTCAAAAAGTTTAAATTCATCATATTCATTAGCCATTTATCGAACCCTTTTTTGACCATAATGATCAATAAATACAGTTCCAGGTGATAGCTCACGTGCTTGTTGTGCGCTTTGCACTTGGATCGGCACACCGTCAGTAGATGACAAATTAGGTTGAATACCACCAGCTTTACGAGCAGTATCAAGTGCGCGATTATAAATATCAATAACTTCTTGTCCTGCTCTACGATAGCTTTCTTCGCTTTGACCCGTGTTCATTAACCTAGATATGGCTACAGTCGCTTTTTTACCTTCTACCTCACTTATCGCACCACCACCTTTGAGGCTTTCAAAAGCCTGCAAAAATTGCTGACCACCAAGCTGCTCTAATCTTGCATTAAAATCAGCCTCATCGGTTGCCGGAATTGTTTTATCAAATATTTTATAAGCTAAACTAGAAAGCGTAGCACTTGGCATCCCAACGATTCCAGGTAAACCAGGATGCGACATAAGAGATTCAACATTTGAAATTGCACCTTGTGCCTTTTGTTCTAATCTTGGAAATGCTTTTTTCGCTTCGGCTTGAGCTTGAGCAGCCTCTAAATCAATAGTAGTTTGAGCTTTTTGCATTGGAGTTTGTGGGACCGCTTTTCTTTCACCTGTAGAAGACATCATCATTTCAGGTTGGCTGGGATCAAGCCCCCACATCGGCCTACCAGCAGTTTGTTGTTCTAGTTTTTGCTTCTGCACGTCTTGGGGGAAAGCAATGTCAACACCGGGGCGTAATCGCTGTGGAGGGAATGTTTTTTCTTGCTGTTGAAATCTATATAAGTCTTTGGCTGATTCTAATTCTTTGGCTTTAATACCAGCCTTGCGGGTTTCCGACATTTGCCGCATTAAAAGATTTTGTAGCCGATTCTTTGCATATGGATTATCTGACATCCCTTTCAATGCCGCCATATCACCACTTTCAGCACTTTTAATAAAAGCATCTTGTGCAGATTGCTGTTGCCTTGCATCTTTACTCATCAAATAAGCACCTAGACCAGACTGAAGAAAATTTGCTACCTGTCCACCAGTACCACCCCTATAAGGTTGATTAGCCTGTTGTTTCAATAATATTTCTGAAAGCCGTCGATTCGGTGATTTATATTGCCGCTGTATTGGAGACATGCCGAAATTATATCCATTTGCCATTTTTAAAAATCCCTACCCATAAACCAGTGGTCCGATTATTTATATCCATACTAACCAACAAGTTAACCACCCATCGCCCACCCGCCAATTTTTCCTCCTAATGCTGCACCACCTGGACCACCAAGGAAAGAACCACCTAAAAATCCCAGTGTTGAGCCTAAACCCGGACCTTGATTAGCCATTTGCGCCTGATAAGCGTTCATATTTGCTTGATTTTGCATCTGAGCATTTGACACGGCTAAACCAGCATAATCAGGCGCATTGACTTGAGGTGCGTTAATTGTCCCAAATTGTGGCATTGTCGGTGCTGAACCAGTCATGAATGTAGAAAGTTCTTGTAGTGTTTGGTTTCTTGGCAATAATAATTCTTGTAGACTTTGCTGCCTCATACCAAGCTGTTGAGCTAAATCAGCACGTCTTTGATTTTCCATCTGAAGGTTAGATGATAATTGTTGAGCTAAATCAGCACGTCTTTGATTTTCCATCTGAAGGTTTTCTTCAAACTCTTGTTTTCTCATACCCAATCTTTGGGCTAAATCAGCACGAGATTGACCTCCAGCTTGCAATTTTTCTTGAAATTCTTGTTCTCGTATGCCTAATTGTTGAGCTAAATTTGCACGTAATTGACCTTCAGTTTGTAGTTTCTCTTGAAACCCTTGCTCTCTCATGCCTAACATCTGAGCTAAATTTGCACGTAATTGACCTTCAGTTTGTAGTTTCTCTTGAAATCCTTGTTCTCGCATGCCTAATTGTTGAGCTAAATCAGCACGCATTTCACCACCTGCAAATTGATTAGTAGCTAATCTGAAATCATTTTCTCGACGGTTGATTTCATCCATTGCTGATTCCCACCCCGTGGCCCCGTATGTAAATCCTTGATTAGCCAATCGAGTTTCAAGAGCAGCTCTATCAGAAGTTTGCTGAGGTCGGAATCTTTCCATTGTTGAATCAATAATACTTTGCCTTGTGGCTTGATCAGCAATCGGCATAGCTCCCATGCTAAAATCTTGCCTACTAGCTTGATCAGCAATCGGCATAGCCCCCATGCTAAAATCTTGTCTACTAGCTTGGTCGGTAATCGGCATTGCCCCCATACTGTAATTCCGTGTCGCCGCTGTAGGCATAGCTCTCATACCTAATTTTTGTCCAGGTTGATAACGATCAATAATTGCCTGGATTGATTCTTGACTTCCCGCTTGACCAGTCTTAGGCATAGGGCCAAGACTAGACATGTCAATAGGACTAGAATACATTTTTTCTGTCTTGCCCATTAACTGACCAGCAAGATTTCCATATTGACCTTTTAAAGATCGTTGTTGATCCAATAAACCTTGTTCTATTGGATTGAGTTCTTGGACCATCCTTGTACGTTGTATACCTTCAGTAGAAAATGCATCTGGTCCTGAAATATTCTCATATCTTAAGGTTCCATATGGTGTCTGTTGAGATGTAGACTCTTGTAATTGTTTATTATATAAAGCAGCCTTTTTTCCAAATTCATACTGAGATTCAGCTGTTTCCCAAGGATCAATTTTTATAGGCGCAGGAGGTGCTGGGGAAGATTTACCCATAATTTAAAAATTTCCTTTGATAATCAGGTTTTAACATACCTAATATTACTGCATGTTTATCTTTGCCGTAATTATGATTTAAAATAGCTTCTTGGACAAACCCTATGTGTTTCATGGTTTTCAAAGCTTTAATATTATCAACACTTATACTTAATAAAATCTTGAAGCAATCTAATTGATCATATGGGTATTGTAATAGTTTCCATATGATCTCTTTTTTTGCCCACATTGGACTAATAGCAGCCATACTCATTTGGATAATGCGAGCTTCAGGTTGATAATCATGATAAACCACACCTGCAATTAATTTAGAACCGCTTGAAACTCCGATAGCTACACAACACTCAAGCCTATGAAGACTATCAACTCTATCAATAACCCATTTTGTCACAAGTTTATCATGTCCATATAACAATTCACTCACAACTGACCGCCTTTAATGAAAGTAAGATTTGTTGATATCCATGATGTGTTACTACTAGTACTGCTAATTCTAACTCGAACGCTACCTGATCGCCCACGACCACGGACACCACGCCAACCTCTAAATATTATCCCTTCGGTTCCCCATACGCCAACACTCCATAAACTGCTACCCCATACGGCAGAATTTGGAGAGCTTGCTTGTGGAGAGGCAGTCGGCAACCGAATATTAAAATCAGTGTTAAAATCAACTGCTGCATTCGGATTCCCTGTACTTTCAAATATGGGTTCTACCAATTTGAAAGCTTTTCTAACATTGACACTTTTAAAATATGAAAATGCCTGAATCGCATCGACTGCCACATTTGCGCCGTTATCTGATAAACCATCATCTGCTTTATACGTTTTTCCATCAAGTCCACCAAAAAACAGATTATCGTTAAGTAGTCCCCAACATAACGCATTCATCCCAGTGTATCGACAGGGTGCGCCTGTAATCGTATTAAATACGTATTGATGGTATATATTGTCCTGCTGTGGCACGTTAAATAATAACTGAGTGCCTTTAGGATAGACAATGGGTTGCCACCCAAAAACATTTTTGGAATCCCGTACAGAATCATTAACTGCTTTTGCTATCTGGTCCGACAATGCCACCAACCTAGATTGACTTCTATCAGTTGATAAAATAGCCGATAAAGGTACAAATCCGTCTTGGGTAATAATCACAACATCAACACCAGCTTTAACTAGGCATCTCCTACCTATGGGCTTTCCAATACGAAACACACCAATTAATTGCCAAGTTGATGCAGAAGCAGGATCAAATCCGTTGTATACTATTGCTTCACCTTCGCTTGTGATAAAAACAGCCACATCATCCATGCCTTCACCAGAATCCCGTGTCCAAGTACCCATAGCCATGATAAAACCACCAAGACGGGAAATTCCTCCCAATGGGAATTCTGTAGCTGCACCACCAATGCTATTAACCGGAAGATACCATGCAGATAATGAACCTACTTCGCCACACCATAAACGCCGTTGATGAATATTATTCCATACAAGATTGGTAACAGTAGGACCAGTTATAGCAGGTGTAGTTCCCCACGTTGAACCATTATAAACAACTGGAGTATCCTCCCCGTTCATCAATGAAATGAATTGTCCCGCTGCTGTACTGATTTGGACATATTGCCAACGATTGTTTGAATGAAGACCAGGAGATCCCATATTATACTCAAAAATGGAATCGTTTTCTCCACCAAGCATAAATATTTTAGTACCGTCGTTATTGAAAACTATTCCTGTTGGATCAGTATCTTCTGAATATACTGATTTTGTAACTTGAACCGCTGATAATGTTGACAAATCGTACGCTGTACTCAGATCGTATTCGTAAATTGAACTGTTAGTAGTGCCAATCATGAAAATTTTGGTACCATCGTCATTGAAAATTATCTCAGTTGGTCCCGTATCTTCCGAAGCTATGGATTTCGTTACCTGAACAACTGACAATGTAGATAAATCAAATGCTGTTGATAAATTGTATTCGTAAATAGAATCATTCTGACTACCAACCATGAATATCTTGGTACCATCATCGTTGAATGCTATTCCTTCCGGATTACCATCTTCTGATTCTATGGATTTTGTTTCTTGAACTGCCGATAATGTCGATAGATCATATGCTGTAGATACATCATATTCATTAATTGCTGCTTCAGTTGTGTCTAGATTGTATTCATTAATTGAATCATTCTGAGCACCAATCATGAATATCTTGGTTCCATCGTTGTTGAATGCTATTCCATTTGGGAAACCATCTTCCGAATTTACCGATTTTGTCACCTGAACCGCTGATAATGTTGATAAATCATATGCTGTACTCAAATTATATTCATTAATATTATCACTTCCTTGCCCAACCATAAAAATCTTGGTTCCATCGTTGTTGAATGCTATTCCTGTTGGTTGTGTATCTTCTGAAGTAACAGATTTCGTTACCTGAACTGCTGATAACGTTGATAAATCGTATGCAGTACTC